TTAGCTCCTGACGAAGAGGGTCCAGCTGAGTGATTCCTAATAGATAGTTAATTAACGAACCGCACGCAGAACCACGTCCAGGACCTATCAAGCTATCGCCATCTGTCCAAATGATGTCAACAATTTTGTTCATGGTGTTGAAGTAGTCAGAAAGCGGTTGTTTGCGTGCTTCACTAATAGCATTGATGTGATAAAGTTCTTCATTGAGACGTTCAAAATACTCTTTGTAGTTGGTGTTTTTGTCTTTGTAAATTCTCTTCATAAAACCTTCGCCTATTAAATAAGCTAAGTATTTATCAGCCTCGTTAGCACCAATACCAATATACTTATCAAGACTTGTAAAATTATATTGCTCCATAAGAAGAGAGAATTTATAAAAGGCTTCTTCATCTCTAGAATTCCACTCATATTGAATTTTAGGAACAATTTGATCATGGAATAGAGAATAGTTTTGACACCTGTTAGCTATTTCAATAGAGTTTTCAAACATTGTTAGTATTTTTTCTTCTCTAAAATCTTGACTGAGATAATTGAATACCTCTTGCGCGCTCATTAAGTAGGTTGCACTGTAAAACTCATCTACCTCTCGATTGCCATCGCTCTCCTTGCTATTAAGAAATTCTTTGTGAAGCTTTCTCTCATCTTTGGTAAGATAGTGAGAATCCGTTGCTACTGTAAAATTATATTTATTCCAATAAGTTGAGACCATATAACGATTATATAGACGTTGATCTTCTTGGTTGCTTGGTTGAATCTCTATAAAAAAATCTTCACCAAATAGTTCCACCATCTTCTCCAAGTAACTGTCAATAGCGTCATACTCTCCCAACTGAAATTTTACTCCGGGATAAGACCCTAGACAAGCAGTAGTGCAGATAAGGTGTCCAGGATTGGCTCCTACCACTCTTTCTATATCGCTAAGATAAGTAGGTGTTCTCATAATAACACGAAAATATCCATGGTCTCTCCATGCTATCGTACTAAGTTCCCGTAACTGCTCATGTCCTATAGCATCTTTAGCCAAAAGAATACAGTGATAGAACTTCTCACCTGGCTGGTGATTTTCTCCTGTAAGACCTTCTCTACTAATATAAATTTCATTACCTAGAACAAGTTTATATGGCTTGTCTTTATATTTTTTATTGAAGTACTCTAGTGCTTGAACGTGAGCGCTTAAACAATCATGGTCTGTAATAGCGATAGCGGCTAAACCTAGATCATAACCATAATCAATTAAGTCTTCCGTTTTGTTAATACTATCTATTAATTTTAAATTACTGTAAGATGTATGATTATGCAAAGAAGCATACTTCACCACATCACCGCCTTTCTTTATTATTATACCATAATTTTTTAAAAAAATCAAATTTTAGTAATCTTCATATCCTGTGAGTAGATCTTCAAGTTTTGTGCCGAACTTACTTTCTAAAACAGCCAATAACACGGCCATTTTAAGAACTATATCAGTTTGTTCCATTCCACCTGTAAATTCTACAGCCATGTTTATGATAACATAATCAGTATTGAATTCTTTTATAACCTTCAAAGCTTCTTTTATGTAGTATATAAGTGCTCGTTCTATCTTTTCTTCATTATGGTCTACTAAAAGAAAGGCTCTTACCATGGCACCTAAACATTTACGAGCCAGGAAATTACAAAATTCCGGAGTATAAGTTTTTTCATTTTTGGACCACAAAAGAGAAAGGGCGTGCATTAAATTATAGGAGAACTCAAATAAATATTCCTCCACCTCTCTCTTTTTATCTTTTGCTTTGCATATTTCGAATACTCTTTCTAGCATATTTATTTCCCCCTAGAACAAGGCTATTTTAGACTTAGAATCAGCGAGATTCATTTCTATTTCATCAATAATAATTTGAACGTTTTTATATCCTTGTCACTCGTTAATTTGTGAGCGTCCTATGATTTCTACTTTGAGACTGCGTCCTAAAAGGGATAAGTCTTGATATCTATTAACAAGGTCTTCATTACGAAAAGCAACAAAGGTTAGTCCACGATAGTTAATTTTGAGACTATTTCCATTTTTCCCTTGAACCCGGCAATCATCAACATCAACAATAAATTCGAAATGGAACTTAGGTTGCGGAATGCCATTGCCATAAACATGCATGATTTCACCAAACTCTTTTAATACAAGAATGTTCCAATTGTTATCATCCATACAGCAATCAACTTCTAAGCCAAAGGAAAAATCAACATCTTTATAGTAGTCATTTAGGAATTCATTGAGTGCCATAATGTTGCGGTCTTTAATTGATACGCCGAACGCATTGTCATGTCCCTCTACATAATCCATCAAACCACTAGCATTTAAAGCCTCCATAAAACTTCCAACACCAGGTAAACTCGACGCTCTACCACTACCGCGATAATAGAATTCACCATTTTCTAATACGGGGCGAAGAACTAAGGTTGGCTTGTTGTAAAGTTTACTTATTTCCATAGCAACTAACCCTGTAATATTTTGCGGCACACTTGTTTGGTCAATTTTTACTATAATACAAGCGTTGTTATGTGCACCTCTTTCTATAACCTGTTCTACTATGGCTTCTACGCTGTTCTCTTTTCGTTTATTTTGACGAGCACGTAGGTTTACGGCTGTACGGGCTAAAAACTGGTACAGAGTTTCTTGTCTCTCTCGCCCCCTGCTCATTGTTGTAATAATTTCTTCGCTTCCATTATTAATAAAACCCTCGAAGAACAATGTTTTCTCTTCCATCGTGCCACTACGAATTACCGCATTGATGAGGGGTGTTACATAAAATGCTATGTCAATTTTGTTAGGCATTTCTGTGTTAGAAATAGAGAACGATTGCTTTTCTAAAAGTGCTTTAAGCATATTATTTCTTATATTTTTTAATCCATTACTAATAATAGCATTATTATCTAAGTTGCGGGTATCCATGCAATCACTGATGATACCAACCGCCGCTAAATCTTCAAATCGCTTGTATAAAATTTTACTTCCATATTTTTCATCGTATGCTTGGATTACCTTAAACATAACCCCAGCACCGCTGAGACTTTTATTATAAAACTTTTCACTACTTTGATTATTTACTATTACTACATTTTCTACAGGGCGCACATGGTTGACTACGTGATGATCTATAATTAAAACTGTCCTATTTTGCCTGCTTAATTCTTCTTGCTCTTCGATTTGATTCGTGCCAGCATCTATAATTACCACGATGTCTGTTGTCACAGGAACAAACTCTAATCTTACTCCATGCTCTTTTCCCTCATGCATTCTATATTTAATGTCTGCAAAAGGATAGAGTGTAGTAAAGTAATTATAAAAGATAGCAGCAGATGTGATTCCGTCTGCGTCTGAGTCCACAGGCATAAAAAACTTTTTATTGTTAGAAAAGCCTCAATGTAGTTTTTCTATCATAGCCTCCATGTTTTCCAATTTCCAAGGACTTTCATAGTCACTTGGTTTTGGTTTATAGAGAAAACTATCAACATCCTTAATTCCTAGAGAGCGTAAATATTGTGAGGAAGCGCCTACAACGGGTTCGAAAGTTCTATTATTTATATACTTCATTTAATATCCCACCTGATTATTTGTTATGGTTTTCCTACTATCTTTTATAGTGGTTGAGTTGTGGTATGGTTCGCCACCACATGGTCTTTTAATATTTTCATTCATTAGATATATATTCTCTCCTTCATTAACTCCTTGAATACAACATCACCCTTGTCTATTGGTGAATCTTTATATCCAAGCCTATTTTTAAAATCCATAATAATACTTACATTAAAATAAATTGTTAATGGTTTTGCTATTTTTTTATACTCAATTAATTTCGCATTTGCTTCTTGATCGGTTGTATAGTCTGCATCAAAAGCTAAAATGACATTACTAACCTTACTATTTAATAATATCTGTATATGCTCATTACTTATGGATTGCCCTGAGGTGGCTACACTAATGTTGTTTGCACCATAAATTGTATCGAGTTTCAAAACTGATTTTTCTCCTTCAAAGATAATACAACTCTTGGTTCTTTCTATTGCTTCCCTATTTTGATAATAACCGTACAAAGTTTTACTAGTTGGGTGCCTTAGTTGTTTTCCATTATAAATAATGGGTTTGTATTTTGCAGGGGCATCTTCACCTAGATAGCGTCCTCGTACTCCCACTACGTTTCCCTTAGTATCAAAATGAGGAATAATAATACAATTATCTATGGCGTCATAGGTTATATGGTATCTTAACATTGTGTCCCAACTAATTCCTTCTTTACGCCAAAGCCCCAGCGCCTCCATGCTGAAACAAAAACGATCATCAAGAAAACTTATGTTAATGGGCTCTAAATTGGTATTTTCCACCTCGTCTATGTTATAAACAGATGTGTTATTTAATTCATAAAGTTTCGCTATATCTTCCATCATGCTTTCGTTAGCTAAATCATTGTAATCTCGACTAGTTAACTCAAACCCCATGCGCTTCACAGCGAAAGCTTTTCCTACTTGTCTACCACGTAGGGCTTCAATTTTTATGATTAAGTCGAAAATATCAAAAACTGTATTACAACCTGTATAACATTTAAACAAATGCGTATTTTTATAGTAATAAAGTTTAGGACTACCTCCACTGTGATTATGGCAACAGGTAGGGAAGATAATAAAATCACTCGTCTCTTTGTTATAAACAGGAGAATATCCATACTCACCCAATACTTTTATTATATCTTCAGGTTGAAGCTGGTCCCGCAGTTCTTTAAAACTAGCCATTATCACTACCTCCTGTTAAAAAGTCCATTACGTCTATTATCCGCTTACTATAATTCACCTGTCCCACATTAATATTATCAATTTTAAAAGTTTGAGTTGTTACAAGCAAGTCTTTTGCCCTGCAGGTTCCATAATCAAAAGAACGAAAAATCTTTACGTTTGTTAAGCTTCCACGTCGGTTTTTATATACATCTATAACTTGATTAGGTTTTTCAAGACCTAGCTGTTCAAAGTAGGTTTCTACATTAAGATATTCATCATCCATACAACGAACACCTATCATACCTATGTCTACCTTATCAGCGATCGCTTTACTGTCACGAATCATGTTTTGGTTCCGGATGAACTTTCCTTCTCAGGTACCATTCACTTGTGTTCCGGTCATAATAAAGATATCGTACATCGCAGCGATCTCTTTCAACGCATTACTTGTCAACATTAACAGTTGATCAATACGTAGGTCTCTTCGCAAGGTGGTCGGATCGTCCTCTGTTGGAATAAAAATATAGTCAAAGAAGACACTTTCCACACCCTTATTTAAAACAGGTTCTATTATCTTCGCCCTCATTTCTGGAATATTGGGCGATACTAGAACATCAATAAGAAAATTGTCTTGATATTTTTCTATAATTTGAATTGCTTGCTCTAATAGTAAATCTTCACTATTGGTAAGAGTTCCTCTTAATATCTTTTCTTCGTCTACTCCGCTGACGTATGACAAAATTAATGTTTGAATTTCATCAGGAAGTTGCTCAGTAGCTATATATAAAACCTTTTGCAATTCTCCCGACACTACTTTACCATTTTCTATTCTAGGAAAAGCCATTTTACAGGCGTTTCCCACCATCGTACGAGTTTTACCGTGACCCTGCGGCATACTTATTAAGTATAATTTTCCTGGACGAGCGCCTCTTACTATGTAATTCAATAGTTCCCCTTCAAGTTCGGATCCGACGTCGGGATTGGTTTTAAAATCTTGTACAAGAGCGCGTAATCCTTTCGCCGCTGTTTGAAAGTACTGGTCGGTTTTATTAATATTTCCCTTTTCTATTTTAACTAATTTAACTCTAAATTTATCTATAATCTCTCCCATGCTTAGACTGTTGAGTTTCATTACCTCTTGTTGGATAGATAGAAAATCAACGTCCCTGTTATAAATACTTCTAGTGTCAAACCCGGCTTTTTCTAGGTCACGAAGAATAGTAAACTTTTTCATTTTTTCATAATGAAGTTGAAACTGAGCCTCGTCCCTACCAAAATTATTTTTTTCTAATTGCATTAGAAAATTCAAACCGCCACTTTCTGTGTAGATACTATATTGTTCAGCATATTGTGCTAAATAAAGATCAACATCCTGTGGAAAAATACGCTCTGCGCCTTGTTGTGCTAGATTATAAATTGCACTAAAAATAATTTGATGGCCTATCTTAACAAAATCATTAGTCGTTAAATAATACTTTTCCCCTCTTAGTGCTGCGGGCTGTTCCATCACATACCCTAAGACATACATCGCCGCATTGCTATCATATAACTTTTGTTGAACAGAACGTTTATCTTCCATCTTCTGAGTCACTGTCCTTTATCAACGAAATATCAATAAACTTACTTTCTTTCTTTCTTCTTTTTGGTTTTATACATAAAATAGTATGGGGAGCCTCTTGTTGTTTTTTCTCAATTGCTTCTAATTGTTCTTTTTCTCTCCGAGCCTTTTCTTGAAAAAATTTATTCGATTCCTCCATGATATACGGAACAATTGCTATGCCCCGGCTATCTAATGTCTGTCCTTTTTCAAAGCGCCAAAAATAGAGAGCGCGAGCTATGTCTCGATAACCATATTTGCGCTCTCTTACTAATTTTGTTATCTGGTTGTTTATGAGCGGAGAAATCGTTTCCAAATCAAAAAACTCTTTGATTTTGCTTTCTAAGTCTAGTCTTGTGAAAGCCATTGTTCTCCTCCCCTCTTTTAATCAAGAAGACTTAATAAAAACGCCTCTATTACAAGCATTTGATTATAATAGCTCTCGCCTACGGAGCTAATACGGTTACCCTGTAATTGAGTTTTAACTAGTTGGGTTATGTCTCCTAGGTGAGGAGAATCCTTCTCGCTACATTCTTGTATCATGCGAAGGACGTTGGCACGAACCTCTTCAAAAGGACGTTCTTTTAATTCTTTACGTTCTTGAACCTGAACAGTAATTCCTTCTATTTTGACTTGTTTTTCTATTGCTATTTGTAGTTCTTTTTCTAAGTTTTCATATGTAAACTCAAACTTTTCAGTAAAATATCTAGCTCTCTTTTTAGTTTCTACTGAGGTCAAGTCGCTGTAAGCCATAACAGTTTGATATCCATCAACCACTTCTTTGCGCAAGTTGAAAATGAAGTCTGTCATTCCTCTTATTACATTGGCTGCCTGAGACTCTAGTTTAATTTTAGTTCCTACATACTCCAGTTTTTGATTCATAATATCTTTGTCGTGAGTAATGAAAATTATACCATAACCCTCTGCTTCTACCTTATTCATAGCCTTAATCCATTCTCTTTCTATTGCTTTCCAACCATTACCGTATGCTATTTCAGAGGGGCTCGTAACATTAAGTTGTTTAAGAACATAGTCATAACAATAATTATAAATAGTATCTGCGCGGTCAAAAACTACTGTGTCGTACATGGCTTTTACTTCTGGGCGACGTAATTGTCTAACAAACTCTAAGACATCATTTCACACTTTAAGACGAACGCCCCTTACGCCACTGATAAACTTAGTACCATCTTCTGTTTGTCCAAAGACAGGACGAGGAAACCGCGCTGCTACACTGGTCTTTCTAGTTCCTGGAGGACCGTAGAAAAGAAAGTTTTTACCTTTAATGGTAGGGTCTATTACACTTGGTTGTAATGCTGTTAAATCCATTTTTCTCCTCCTTTTTAAAATTTAAAGGGGTATATTACTATACCCCTGTTTCTTCCTAGATTAGACCAGCTAGTGCTGCCTTTTTGGAAGGGGCACCTTTTGCTTCTGCTGGGGTTCCAGCTGCTTCTGTTTTTGAAGTGCTCTTAAGTGCGTCTTCTTTAATTTTTGCACCGCTAATAGCATAAGCTTTTACTAAAGCAGCAATTGCCTCTGCAGAATACTCACCTTCGCCTACGATAGGTTTGTTGCCACCTGTAATATAAAAGTGTTTTTCACTACGAGTTACTGTTCTTATAGTAGGTTCGCCAAAATCTACTTCTTCTGTTATAGTTTGAACTGATACTAAATTAGAGATTTCACCTTTAATTTCTACTGTTGCACCTTGTTCATAATATTCACGAATGTGTTGAGCTGCCGTAAAATTATCTTTCGCAACTGTAAATTGTACTTCGAACATATTTGTTTCTTTATAGTTCGCTTGAGCAAGGGTAATAGTATAGTATTGTAATTCTCCTGCTTCGTTATTCTTTTCGGCTAATTCTCTATATACAAACCCTCCAAATTTAAATTCTGCTTTGTCCTCTGTTTGATTTCTTGATGCTAGATTAATGATGTTAAAGTTAATTTTTGTCACTGGGACTAATTGGTTGTTTTTAGTAGACCAAAAACGCTCGCCTGATAATGACGCTCCAGAAACAACCACACGCTTATTTAACATATCTTTAATATTTACGATACTATTGTAATTTTTGTTAGGTGTTCCATCTTTCTTTAAAGCGCTTGTAAAGTTTTCAAGTTGAATAAGGTTTTCTTCACCTCTAATAACACATTTTAAAATAATGCTTGCTGACACATAAGGAATTTCCTGTCCTTCGCGTTCAAAAGTACCCTGTGTTAGTCTTTTAACTTCAACTAATTCACCAATAAAATAACATGAATTTGTGTTTAACATTAATTTTTCCTCCAATCAATTCCTTTCTAATTTAATTCGCTTAAATCTATACTCAAGCCTTTTTCTGTTAACCAATAACGTTTATGAGTAACCAATTTAGGTTTTCCCGTTTTCGTATCTATAACTTCCTCTTGGGCATCCTCTTTATCTAGATACCCTCTATTTTCTCCGCAAAGACTTGTTAAAACCGGATTAATAGACTTAGGTGTTGTGCCAAGGCGTTCCGCTATCTCAGAAGCGAACCAAGCTCCTTCGTGAGCTTGCATGTCAGCTAAGATGAGAATCATTTTTTCAGTTAATGCTGGCTCTGCCTTGGGCGCTTTAGTTGTTTTTG